GTAATATCTCATACAATCTTGGTGTTATTGGCATTAATAAAAGTCTTCCCACCAGTTATGGCATTGAGGTTGGGGGGACTTTTGGTTTTGGTGCATATGGGATTGATTTGACAAAGCCAGAAGAAGCAGCCAAATATTTCCTTGTTAAGAAAGCTGGAGTTATTCCAGACTTAGCTAGGGCACTTACTGCAAGTGTTGCTTTGACCCAGCAAGGGCTACGCAATACTATTGGGACCAGCCCTAATATTCCGTTTATGAGGAAGGAATAACTTATGAGCGCCGCAGAATACAACAGTCTTAACAGCGCTATTGACAATCATAATCTCGCCAGCGGTGGCGAGAGTTGGTTTAAGAAGCGAGCAACCAGCATAGGGAATTTTGCTGGTGATGTCGGGGAAGCAATAAGTAAGGGCGCACCGGCAGCAGTTGCTAGTGGAGTTATCTCTCTCTATAATGGCGCGGCATATATTGGTAAGAACTTCTTTGGCGCCGACATTGAGGAAGTAAAGACGCTGGATGTACTGTCTGCGTATGATAGTGATCTTGGCAGATATTATGCTGAGAATCAAACCGGTGTTGACCTCGGCGGCTTTATTATTGGCAGTATTGTTCCAGGGGTTGCTGGCATCAAAGCTTTGCGGCTGGCTCAGTCTGGCCGCCATAGTGAAGGCATTGGAGCTGCTACTAATCTCATGCGTTCCAAGCAAGCAGAGTTTGCTGCAGAGGCTACTAAGGCCATTGAAGCTGGAACTCCTTTTAGCATGATAAGTGGTAACGCATTGAAGACTATTGGCTATGGCGCGGGTGCACAAGCACTGGACGCCGCAGCGTTTGAAATTGCTGTTGCAGCAACTATGTTCCGTAATCCAACCATTGACGCTACGAGCCTAAAAAATGTATCTGAAAATATACTTATTGGTACACTGCTTGGTGGTGGTCTTGGTGGGGTTATCGAGGGCGCTACTCTCGCTTTTGGCTTAAAGAAAACACTTCGTAAAGTTAACGAAGCTGACTTGCCATTTCGTAACTTTGGAGAAATTGGAGATGGTGCTTCTCCGGATTTAAAGATCATTGCGTACAAAAAAGCAATGCTGGAAATGCCTAAGGTAGAAGCTGAGGTAGGTACTGCAACATACATTCGACAAACCAATATTCGAGAAGAATCTCAAACACAACTTGGCCTGTTAGTTGCAAAAGAATTCAATGTGCTAGCTGGCGGAGACAACGCATTATCGTCACAATTTCTTGCTGGCTTTTTGACTACAAAGACTACGCAAGAAGCAGCGAACATGATGCTGGATGTAAAGAAGCTAACAAGAATCGGCGCGCCAGATGCCCGTTCAGCATCTGAGACATTTACGTTTAACATGGGTGCGTCCAGTAATGAGTTTATAGAAGCTGCTTTCAGCAAGGATTTTACTAAAATATTGAAGCCCGGCGGAATTAACAAAAACGAAACTGGCTTTGTAATTGTTGGAGATGTTTCTAATCTTCGAGCTTCTGGGGCAAAGATTTTAAATCGTGAGACTCCGCGCGGCATAGAGGCTTATGAAGATAGTGTTGCTGCGTTTAAAGATGGAGTGGATATCTGGCGGAATCCCAATGGGACAATCGGCATTAATCCTAAGAGCAAGATTCTCAAAGTAGATTTGCAAGCAAGAAAACAAAACAATTTGATTGTAGACTTTGAGAAGGGGGGCGCAATTGTCGAGCGCGCTACTGCGGGCCTGGCTGACTTAGCCACAGCAAAAGAACCTTTGAAAGTCGTTGGCAATATTGTTGCTGCTGGAAGTCGCTTTCATACGCAAATTGATGTTGCAGATATGACGTGGACACCGTTCAAAGGTACGGTGGAAGAAACACAAGCGCGGTATCTTTGGGCGCATGAGACTAAGAAGAGCATTGACAAATACACCATTGGAGAATATGATCTTCCTTTGTTGGAGAAGGCGGCCCGAGATGGTGCTTCTGAGATTACTATTCGTAGGGCAGATGGCCGGGTTATCAGTGCGCCAACAGGACAACGCTTGCATGAATATATTATCAAAAAGAAGTTGGAGCTAGCTGAGGATACCAAAGGATTTCCGTTGGAAGAAGTTGAGTATCGACTCAATGCAACGGATAAGTTTATCTTAGAGCAAGATACGAACGGGGTAGTGAAGTACGCTAGCGCGGAAGAAATAACTAGGCCGCGCTTTGCTAGCGTTGACTACGACCAAGGTACGAGTGCAGCAAAGACGTATGATACTTTTCGTGCTGAAGGAGAAGTACACTTTCAACGCAGAGTGCAGCTTATTCAAGAAATACATGAACAGAACTTTGCTCACTTCTTACATGACTTTGGCAGTGGGCTATTAGCCGCGTTCCCAGATTCTTTCAAGACTGCGGCCAAAGGTCCGTTGGGAGAAAATGCTGGTGCTGGCCCACTTACTTTCACTAACGGGGATTATGGTTCCTGGGTTGGAAAGGCACAGTTTATTGGCAGTCTAACTGCGCGGCTAACAACGAGCATGCAAACGGAAAGCACTCGCATACTGAATGCTGCCGCACAGAAACTTCTTGCAACTCCAATGCTAGGCGCTGAATTTGATATTGTCAACAATCGTTTGCGTCAGTTTGATGATAGCATGGTCTGGCATCCTATTGCGATGGGGGCGGGCGGAGAGCGCTATTTGATTGCTAAGAAGGATTTGGAGTTTGCGATAGAAGGTAAGAGAGTAGATAACATTCCTGTTAGCAAGGCAGTTGCTGAGATGTTTGAAGCGCATAGAGTTATTAATGGAAAGCGCTCTCCACATATTGCCGCAATGCGTAATGACGCTGGCTTGAGTGATCGCTATGATCCAAGTGTAATCTACCCAATCCCTGTTGATACCAGAAACTATCGACACTTCGTTATTGTGCGCGCATTAGATGGTGGCATTGAAGGTCCGAAGCAATCCATCATTGCCGCTCGCGATGAAGAGAAACTTCGTGAGTTGATTAGCCGTGTGGATCGCAGCACACATCAAGTTATTAACAAGGATGGAAGTAAACTCTATCACCAAGCAATGGGAGACTTTGATGCCAAGCTGGGTTTTGACGATGTGCTTATTGACAGTGAACTTAAAAGAAAAGGAGTTGCCAGTGAATTTATTCCGTCCGCAGATGGAAAGCAAGCAGTCGATGAATTTCTTTCGTGGCATCTTCGAGAAGATGAGAAGCTTGCAAGAAGCATGGTTGCACATAAGTATAGTCAAGACTTTGAAGAGTTAAGAAGAATCGGAGAACAGACTAGCGGCGTTAGTACGTCAATGTACGGAACCATCAACGCATATCTTCGTGATACGGTTAAAAATAACTACACGGATATTATCAAGACTAGTTTGAACATCAGCCGCATAAGTGAATTCCAGCGCTGGTCAGACTTTAATAATCTTGTGCGCGGATATGTAGAAGCTCCGGTTAACAAGCTTATAGATCTTTTTAGCAAGACACAAGCGCCTACACAAGCGTTTGTTGATAGTGTAAATAAGATTGGACGTGAGACTGGAATGGGCGCGGTATATAAAGACATTGCCGATGCCATGATTGCTAACAATGCTATTGCGCCCAAGCCTTGGATGCCAAAAATTATTGCGCAAACACATGCTGTTATGGCCGGCGCTATCTTGCAACTGGATTTCTTTAACGCAATTAACAACGTGATCGGAACGCCAATTCTTTTGTCCGCCGAAATGTCTAGCCTTAGAAAGGCCATTGCGGCGGGAGATAGCTCAACAGCTGGAAAGTTAGCAGCATTGACAAATACAGAAGTGCCGGGCCAAGGGTTTTCTATCCCCAGTACTTCTAAGCTTATGCACATCGCTACGCAAAACATGGCAAAAGCTATGGGCGGTGAGACAATTCATCTCGATCGATATAACCGTATTGGCAGTGTGATGGATACCATTACACAACAACGGGAACTGTTCAAGGATCTAACACACGACTTTGGAACCTTGACGGAAGCACAAGCTACAAGCAAGCTTGGAAAAGCCTGGGAAAAGTCTAAGGCATTAACTGATTCTGCGTATGAGAAGGGGCGCAAGATCACTGGCAACACATTGTCAGAGCAAGCAACGCGGTTCATTACTAGCGATGTAATGCGGCAAGTTACAGACCTTGCAGTTGAAGGTGGTTTGATGTCTGTAAAAGAGGCGGATGAATACATCTCTATTTTTGTTAATCGAGTGCAAGGAAACTATATTGCATCTCAACGTCCGATTGCGTTCCAAGGAGTTGTGGGGCAGGCTATTAGTTTGTTCCAGACTTATCAATTCAACTTGATGCAGCAGTTGTTTCGGTACGTTGGAGATGGAGATAAAAAGTCTGTAGCTACATTGCTTGGATTGCAAGGATCGATCTATGGACTGCAAGGGATGCCGGCGTTTAACTTCCTTAATACACACATTGTAGGCAACGCTGCGGGTAACACTGAGCACAAGGATTTGTACAATGCTGCCTATAGCACTGCTGGTAAGACGATGGGGGATTGGCTGCTGTATGGACTTGGGTCTAATGCGCTAAGCGTTATTGACCCATCCATGAAGGTTAACATCTATAGTCGTGGAGATATTAACCCTCGGCAACTTACGGTGTTGCCAACTACGCTGGCGGATATTCCAGCTATTTCGGCTACTACTCGATTCGTTGCCAATCTTTATGACGTGTCAAAGAAACTTATCAAGGGCGCAGATCTCTGGCCGACACTGTCACAAGGTTTGGAACACAATGCTTTGTCTCGCCCGCTTACTGGCATTGCGCAAGTTATGCAGGGGTATACAACTACCAGTCAAGGATCATTGTTGAGCAATAGTCAAGACTTCTATCGCATAGCAACGCTTAGCCGTGTGCTTGGTGGTAAACCGTTTGACGAAGCTATTGCATTGGATGCTCTGTATCGTATCAATGCATACAGAGCTAAAGACTTAAATCAGATTCGAGGACTGGGCGAAGTTATTAAAACTACCCTGGTTGCTGGCGGGAATCCTTCGCAGGAACAGATACATGAGTTCCAAGCATCTTACGTTAAGGCAGGTGGGAAACAAGAAAGCTTTAATCGGTATATGACGGGGCTAATGACAAGCGCTAATCAATCGCAAGTTAACAAGCTAGCACAGAATATCAATAGCCCCTTTAGTCAACAGATGCAGACTATCATGGGCGGGGTACCTTTGCGTGATTTTATGAATACTCCCGCAACAGACTGAAGTTAGTATGCGCAGTGTTGAAGTTAAGCCGGGGCCGAATTGGTAGAAAGCCTTGGCCCTTGATAAACTGTACCTTGTGTGCAGATAGCAGTCCAGCCATAATTTCCCCTAAATGAGTCAGCTTCTCTAGGTCACGACTAACAAGTGGCCAGAGATGCGTCTCAATCTGCATGGGCGTTTCCGCCCGATCTAGTGCGTCCAGTATCTTCGTAGTAACATCGCTATTCCTCGCCTTACCAAATTCCCCCAATGCTTTCGGCATATAGAACTCTGCCATTGTTAATATGCTGTTAGCGTATATTACACAATCGGAATTGATTTCTAAACTACCAGCACTAGCAGCGCAGACTATACAAAGTTTAAGGAGGTGAGTAAACCGTCTGCTATTATAGTGTTTAAATCTAATGTCCTTGAGGTCTGTTGGCTCTCGGTAGATATCCCCGAGTATGCTTCTTGCTTCTGTTGTGAGAGTAACTTCTCCAGCGAGTGTTGCGCGTATGGATGTAAGGCCAGCGACGATTGAATCTCTATCTTCAGTTGCAAGTGATGTTGGGAAGGGAATTCTTTTCCCACTTGGTTCAGAAAAGATAAGAAGGAGTCTGGAGAAGAATCCTTGTCCAATAACTTCAGGAGGGAACGCCATGCTGATACCAGTCGGTGTGTTACCGCCGAGAATGTTAATTGTGGGGTTTGGAATTCGGATACTTTTTCCAGTCTTAATTCTATTCCGATACATACCCCCGTAGTCCCAGAGGTTTGTAAGTAGATCGACGAACTCAACGTTGCCATGTCCAAGGAAGGCGTTGAACTCATCTGCGCATATAAGACAGTCAGAGGTTGCATTTATATCATCCTGGTCAGCATAAATCGAGGCAATAAACTCTTTGCCGCCCATATCACTAGGTATGTCCAAGATGCCATCTTCATCAAGCTTATCAAATCCTGTTTGTAAGTCAAGAAGAAACTTCTCTTTACTGCTTTTGTCTGCCGCAATTTTTTCATATCCGCTCAGTTGCAAGAAAGCTTTGCTATGCTTGATCGCAGTAGACTTCCTAGTGCCTGGATCCCCTACCAACATCACATACATGTTAGGGTAAATGTTATCTTGGCCAAAAGGTAAGTATACATTGCGTGCAAGAAGCGAAGCAATTGTTGTAAGTATTGACCATCTGTGAAAGATGATCGGCGTCTCCGTATCAGCCTTGATATCTAAATACTGCTCAATCAAGCTATTTGCGGGGGTAAATAGCAAGATCTCTCTCCGGTGCAGGTTTCATCTCAGACCAGCGGCTGCCAATCTTGAGTGCCATGGGGATCTTCAGTACTCTTTCAATACCCCGGTAATCTTTGACTGGCACTGAGAGTGTTGCCAGATCAACTACGCGCCAAGCTAGATCCATTCTATTAGCAAGAAACATAAAAAATATGCTATCGTGGATTTGTCCTTTTAATCGAAATGAAAGTGGGTTTGTATGTTGTATATTCCAGTATGTTGCTTTGAGGCCACGGTTGAGGATACCGACGGAAAGATTCTGAGGCCCATGCGCCACGTATTGGTTGAGATCAAGCTTGTTACCTTTCGGGTTCCCAAAGCAATAACGTGTCCACCCAAGGGGAGATATAAGTAAATGGGTAAGCCCAATGACATTCTTAATATGCGTATACCAGCCCCCTTTAACCTCCGGATATGCTTTTTCATATGTGCTTAAAAGATATTCTGCCACCATCTTCATGCTAAAGAATTCAGGCAAGCCTAACAATTTCTTGGCGCGAAGGATGTTAATCTCACCCATAGTATCAATGAGCACATTGGCGCCCATGTTATAGTTACTACCATGATTAACTCGCTTTGCCAGATCCCGAATATCTTTTGTTATTTCTGCGTATAGTACACCAAAAAACCTTTCTGCATTGAGCTTATGGTAATCAAGGGTGGATTCCACTGTAGCGATAAGATTCTTATCCCCAGACAAATATCCAACTGCCCTAGCCTCCGCTTGCTCTCCATCGGCCTCTCCAAATAACCAGACTTGGCCGCTGCGGTGTATTCTTTTATCAGGAACATACATTGATTTAACGTTATCGGGTTGATTTTGTATCTGAGAGCCTGACCAGGACGCTCCTTCAGAACATGAAAACCTACCGCTGTCGGTACCATCAGGGTTGAGGGCATAAAACACCCTGCCATCAACAACCAAAGGTCTCTGCCCTTTAGTACGTTTGTTATCTGGCTTAAGATATGTACTGATAACTTTTCTGTCCGCACGTTGCCCTTCTATCTCTCGCTTGAAGCGAGCATTAAGTGGGTGCATGTTAGCCCATCTTGACAAGGATTTTTCATCGGTACTTGTAACTTGCAACATACCGAAACAACGCATTAGGTTTGCAACGTGAATGGGGCTGTTGCTATTAAACCCAGCGCCGAACCAAGATTCAAGTTGAACTTGTCTAGCATCTATTCGTTGCTGATAGTATTGAACTAAGCGAGTACGTTCATCCCTATCTATCTCTAGCCCTTCTGTATTCATTGCCAAGATTGGCACCCAAAGTGGAAACTTCTCTACGAAGTTAGCCTTAGCCCAAGCGGGCATTTGTGCCACAAGGTTAAGGCATCCGACTACAGTTGCCCAGCCATCACGAGCGTTATACTCAAAGAGATTATCATCACCACCAAATCTGGATTGATCTTTCCAATAATGAACATCTTTAATTGTAAAAGCGGCGATGAAGTCAAGTCGTTTAGGTAACTCTGAATACCAACTATGGAATAAGGACTGAGTGTCAAAAAGATAGCTATGTACGGGAGCACCATAGCGCATGAGATGAAAAGAATCATAGAGTCCATTTTGCATTACTTTCGCCGTTGGAAGTCTGCAGAAACGCCGCAGCCAATATATCCAGTATACAGGGTCACTGCTGCGGTGTATCGGAATAACGACAGTGTGCGAAAGTAACTTCCCGTCGCTAAGCCAAAGCCCAGAAAAACAGCAACATTCAATGATGGTATGCTTGTTGAGGTAACTCCCATCCAGATTATATGTCTCGAACGAGTAAGTTTCAATGTCCACACCCGTGAGAATCGCACTACGAAATTTATCATACCAGTTCTCCGCAGTAGAAGGAGTTAACAACTCCCATGTAAACTCTGGACTGAGCGGCCAGCTATCCGGGGCCGTAAACTTGCTGACAAAATGCTTAGCTATGAACTCACCATATGGCACTGAATACATCTGCCGCAGCGGGTTCATAGCTAAGATCTCAAGATCTCCACGTTTCCAGCAAGAGCCATTCCAATTATCAATGCTCTGCTTTATAGGAAAATCTATCAGTTGATTGAGTACTACTTCGTTGGTGGTAATCAGATGTGTGAACTTATGTGCTTTGCAATACTGCGCCCACTCCGCCCCATTCTCACCGTTAACTAACACAGCTTTGGCGTTATGTCCACGTAGCAATGATGTAAGCTTTCCGATATACGGAGTATCATCAGGAGTTAATGCAATGAGAATATTACGGGGCGGAGTAGTTGTCATCAGAAGCGCAGTGTAAAGCGAAACACAGCCACAATGAGGCCAAGAGCTACGAACGTAAGAGTGCCCGTAGCTAGAATCATAAGACACATCATGCAGACATCCCAGATTGCAGCCAGATATTGTCTGCGACGCTCTGGCGTGAGAGGGTTATGCATTGTTGGTAACGCTGGTTGTTTCACGACAATAAAGCATCAGCGCAATAATGGCCAGGTCCAAATTATCTTTGGAAGAGCTATGTGCTGACGAGAAATTATCTATCAGTTCATTCCGAAGCTTCTCCCTGGGAACCAGCTCAGGATTATACCAGCCGTGCCTTCCTTTCTTGATGTTCTCACGCATGCGTCGTGTTATTTCAACGTTCGCACGCCGCAACAACATATACAAAGCATGCAATTCGATATCCTCTATAAGACTAACGGGCTCGTTAAACTTCGCTATACTTTCTGTGGATCTACTTTCTGCGTGATTCATCATAGCACTCCTGGTTGAGTTATTACTGCGAGGTGTAGCATAAAAACAAAAACCCCGACAGCTTGTGGCTGCCAGGGCTCTTGCTACAGATACATTGACGCCCGATCAGGATGCCAATGCAACGTTTCTGTACGAGGCGTACAGCTTGGTCTTGTCGTGAGCATCAGCACGATTACCAATAGTGGCTGTGATCTCTATGCCTTCCAGCTTTTCAAGCAGGCTCAGAACATCAGTCACAGCCAGTGCCTCGGCCAATGCGCCATAACGCAACTTGATGACAGACAACGTCTTGTCAATCTTTTCAGGATCACCGAAGAAGAAGGCTTCCCCGCACAGTGAGCCAGCGGGTACTGGAACGTCTTCCTTGTCTGCCAACTCAAGCGTAGCCAAGACAGTGTACGTAACGCTGATTGCTGGCTTGTCTCCGATCTCTTTGGAAGTCACTTCGGTAATCATCAGCCGGTATGAACCCGGTGGCGGCGTGATGAATTCCGGCAAGTCTGCGACTTCATCAAGCGGCTTTGCCAGGATGGACTGCAACAGCGACAGATCTGACATGATTGTTTCCTTTCAATATAACTATAAGCTAATGCTAACAATGACTCTAGCCTAGTCTAAATACCCCAGGGCCGCTGAGGAGCCGGTATTACTCCGTTGCTTCCAACACATTCTTTGCTAACGGTGCGGTAGGAATCTTCTCTCCCGGCTTTGGTTTCTTACCGCCGTGCTTATAAAACCATTCCGTCCAACTTCCCTTAAGCAAAGTTGCTGCATCCTTAGGACGAAACAGATGCAGTAGTGCTGGTATTTCCTGATCTTCAAGAGCGATGCCGCTACGGCTGCCAGTCTGAATGTTCCCAGCAAAAGTAGTGGCACTGTTATACGTATGCTTTCCGTTCACTACTCTAGTGAATACAACGGTGCCATAGTTTCTGGCAAAAGTCTTGCTGCTGTTATCACTGCCAGCCACAGCTGCAAGAGTCTTAACACCTGGTACTTCAGTCTCTACCATAGTCTCATGACTGATCCCAATAAAGTTACAATTAAGATCTTTGATGTAGTTACCTAAGTTATCCATGATGTTCTTGAGACTGCCCCATTGATCTCGTTCGAACTTAAAATCTAACGGAGCTTCCTTGCCAGGAAAGAGTTGCTGTGTAATCTGGCGGCCCGCACTAGTAACGAATTGCGTCTGGCTATCCATCACAACAACCCAATTGTCTGGAAGCTGATTGAGTGCAAAGGTTGGCATGTTCTTACCTTCCTTCTTACACATGGGGCAGTCAACAATTCCGTGGTCAGTACACATGGTTATCTTCCGCCCAGTCACTACCTTAAGCATGGTGCGGACATACATTGGAGTATCTGGAGTATCCAGAACCTTGAACGGAATAATGCGTTTGAGCAACTCAGGTGGCAGGTTGTCGTAAATAGCCTTGAGTCCCTTATCACCATCAAACCACAAGACATTATAAAACTCAGCGAGAATGCCAGCAGCAAGAGTCTTACCTGTCTTAGGCGGCCCGTATAAACAAACATGCTCTCGCTCCAGATCTCCTACGTCCATCATGGTTGGTAATGACAGCAAACTGCTAGCCATTCCCTTGCGATCAAACACAACGGTTGTCTGCGGCTTAACTGCAACCGGTGCAAGGGATGCGGCAACTACTATTGGTGCTACGGAAGTTGGTTCAATAGGCTCAATAGGCTGAACTTCTGGAGCTACAGTCTCAGGAACCTGTGCTTGTGCTCGCATCAATGTTAGTGCCCGCTCTGCTGCTATTCTAGCCTTGGCGGCAGCAACCTTAGCTTCTAATTCTGGAGTCATGATAGCCTCTATCTAGGGTTGTCGATAAGATTACGTTGAGTGCTAATGATCTTGCTGATCTTGAATTGAAAATTCCAATCATAACTAAGAATCTCAGCATCTTCAACAGCCACAAAGTCTGCTCCTTGCGCTAGGTCACACAAGCCAAAGTATTCACACACATAGCCGAAACGACTAACGCAATTATTACCTCGCTTCGGAAAGAACAAATGCGTGCGATAGTTATCTACTTGCTGAATATCAAAAAACAATGTGTTCAACCAATCCGCACGATTGCTACGGAACTTTGGAAACTCCCAGTATTTGAAGTCATCTAAGGTAGTGACATAGCAGAGATAGAACACATCATAATCCGAAACTACATCTAGACTATCAGCGATTTCGTCAAGGATAATGCTGTAGCCAGTTGCTTGTGGCGAATTCTTGTAGTGCGCTTCTTGTTGCTGCCTATTGCCAGTTGTCTTGATCTCAAGAACGCGTAAGCGTCCCGATGTCTTATGCCGTAGACACAAGTCCATGTGCCCCATGAAATAGTAGCCATTTTCCATGTCCACCAGCATCGACAATTCTGCTGCTGGCTTGGTCTCACCAGTCTCTTTATCAATGAAGTTAAAAACTTCCCACTCTCCGAAGAGGATGGGAGCAATAGTCTGGAACTTCTCGATTGCGATGACACACTGAGTGAAACTCTTGTTATTTTTCTCTGGCTTGTAATCGAGTGGCAAGTCCCAAGCCATGAACATATCATACCAGATCTGGTTCCAACTCTTACCAAGAAGGGTTGACTGTATGCCTGTCTCAAACGCACGACCGTATGCAAAATGCTCGTTGGTTTCTTCCCAGGAAACAGCTACCTTGAAACGCTCAGCTGACTTATACTTATTCAACTGAAACTTTCTAGGACACTCATAAAGAGCTTCCAAGGTAGAATAGCTAGTGACATTAATGCCGCGAGCCATCTCACGATACCGTCGCTGTTTAGAATCTTTTGCCTTGTTCGGACTGAAGTCAGTGCCACTAAATATGGGCGTGCCACTAAGTTTCAAAGCAAGATTGCTATCAAGATCGAGTGCCATCATAACTCCAGAATGTTATTGACGTTGATCTTTGTGCGCTTGTTAGCCTCTGCCTTCTGCTTTGCCGCAGTCATTTGCACAATGATAAGCCCCTTGTGACGTTGATGGATTTGCACAAGCATAGCAATTCCCTCATCATCTAGAAGGTGCGCTAATTCTTCATGCGCTTGCATGTTCTTATGCAGATCTACCATTGCTTGCGGGATCAAAGGTACGCTAGTAGTTAGCATGCCCTTAAGAACTTCAAGCTGCCGAACCATAGCAATCACACTTGGATTGCTAATATCTGCCGTTTCTAGCATCATATTTTCACCTTGCCGCTGCTAACAGCTTCTTCCGGCTTTATTTGTACGGCCAATTCAGTTGTCAGCACTACTGTCTTGAGCATCTTGTTTACATGTATGCCCGTGACTGCATGATATTGCCCGCTCTTAGTCGGACTAGCTAACAACAGTGCATACGTATGAATATCTTTTGGGCCTTCAGACATATGCTTAGCAAAATTAAACAGTGTGATCGGTGGTTTCATTTCTACTCCCAAGTACACTTGTGTTTGCGAGGTTCCCAAGTACGAGCACCGCACGCACGGCACTCTAAGACAGGTAACTTCTCGCCCCAAATACTGACGTGCCAAAGTCCCCAACTTACGCCAATGCCATGCTTACGAAAGACAGGGGAAGTGCGAGAGAGCCTCAAAATACTTGGCTTCCAACGCCATTCAAATCGTACTTTTATAACTTCCAGTTCCATGATATTTCTCCTAGTAGTAACATCGGTTACTTCGGCTGTGCTCCGATATCATCGGGGTTGTTGGGATCATAGAACAATCCCTTGCCAACTTCCACACCAGAGCCCAGCTGGAAGTCAACATTTTGTTGCCGCTCATCAGCTATGCTATCTCGCATGGCACGAATCTGTGCGGCATTGTAGTCATTAGCTGTTCGCCGCTTGAGAGCTCTAAGCAACAGCGCGTATCCCAAAGCAGCGGGCATGCCTGATTGTACTTGCGTACCCAAGTATTCATTAAGCAGCACAAATGCGCTACCATCATCAAGCTTGACTTGTGCAAACGCCAGCGCCGCATTAAGCTCCTTGTGATGCAACGTAAGTTCTTTTACAAACTCTATGTATACTTCTGGCATTACGGTAACAACAAACTTACCTTGCCGATATACTTCTTGATCGCTCATGATTGCCTCGCAACAGTTCGTAATTCTTGAATCAATTCTGCGGAAACCCCTGCTTGTTCAAGGGAATAAGTAATCTGATACATCAATTGCTCTGCCCTAGCACTAGCTAACGCAACACTGTGCTCAGCAATTCCTTGTTGATCTTGCGCTTTGTTTGCGGCCCGCAATAGACTAATAGCCTCATCTTTTGCAACAACAGCATATACCCAAGGAAGGATATCTACTACCATGGCAAACAACGATAGGACAGCTGGCACACTCTCCGCACTTATCGTTGCGCTTCCAATGTGACTATAGCTGATTGCTATGTATTTCAGCACTCCACTAAGATCAACAAGATGAAGTTGTCCAACTAATTCTTCGGGAGTTTTCCCTAGGTGAGCAGCTATCTTGGTTCTAACTTCATCTTGCTTCTGTTTATAGTCCATTACAGTTCCTTGATTGCACGTATGCTGGTATCAAGAACCAAGCGGAACGTCAGTTTAACTGCGTATCCTTTGGCCGTTAAGTCACTTAGATTCGGGAGCGTAGGATCAAGAGGCTCAGCTGCGGAAGATAAAACATATCCAGCATCTTTGCTATCATCCTTGCTTTTTTCTTTCTTTACTGCGTTGACAATGGTAAGGCTATCTGGGATAGAAGCATAAACACGTATGATGCGATTAGCCTTGAGCTGCGTCCACAGCTCTGCATACTTACGTTTCTTAGGCTGATCTAACTTAGCCAGTGCTTCATCCAGATCTTCCATAATCATAACTCCACGATCTTGTTGGGATCAATACGCTTTCCTATACGCGCCCGCGCAGCATCAATCTTAGCTTGCGTCTCTGGGCTAATTGATTTCTTAGCAGCATTAAACCCTGTTACTTGTTGAAGAACAGATGTAGGAACAATAGCGGCAGTAGGAACGATGGACCCAACCGGGATAGAAATAGGCTCAAACCATAGCCCATCTTTTCCACAGCCACCATAGCCTACATGCGCCCTAGCATCTTCGCATGTTCTATGAACGAACAAGTTAGTGCCAGTAACAAGATCATACCCATCAAGATTATCGGGAGCAAAACAACGGAACCTAGACGAATCATAGGTTCCGTTAGTCGCAACCCAGCGACAGTTAACACAAAAATTTGGCTTGCTACCTTCGTCCATCATCAGTCCAATATCTCAAAAGAAATAAAGCGCTTGGTTTCCGTAGGTATCTCACGGGAAAATATTACGCGACGCAGTGCTGGAGAATCCCCAACAGTCGTTATCTTGTAAACAATTGTAAAGTCTACGAAGTCATGAAACGCTTGAGTTAACTTCTTATCCGCGCTACGGATAACTGACAGATGATGATGCAACTTTGCTGCCATGTTCGCTGTCTCTGAATGCGTTTCGAACGTAAGCGCAACCCTGCGGCCCAGCTTAAGCGTAGCATAGATGTCTTTAACAGACATGCCAGGATCAATAGCCTCTGGCACATGAACATCTGCCATGATCTCATTGTACGCCGCTGTCTGCGCATCTTCGGCAGACTGTTCAGCACATACAGTGCAAGTTTCAAAGTCATTACCATGCTGGCATCCAGTCATACAGTTTCCTTCTTCTTTGGGGTAACACTAACATCCATGCCTCTGTTATCATCAATGATAACATGCCCATGAATAACAGAATCTTCTATGCCTTTATCTCCCAACGGACGAAGCTCAATTTCCAGTGTACAGAATTCTTCGACTACTCGCATTACTATAAATGGGCCAAGTTTGACTGGTAGCTTAAAACTTAAAGCAACCAATGGATGCGTTTGATACGTTAGCCGCTTACAATCTTCACAGTGACTGATATCAGAAAGCACTGAAGCAAGCTCTCCGTTTAACGAGGAAAAATTGCCCGTCATATTCTGATAGATAGCAACGTCTCCAGCTTTGAAGTGGCCCATTTTAATTCCCTAATGGTAAAAAGTTTTTTACAGCTGAATTGTTGGGATATCAGTTTCAAATTCCACGGCACGGACTAACATCCGCACTAGTGCAAAGTCATGCTTGTCCATGCTTATTTGTTGCAGCTTTGAGTTCCTAACTGCATTAAGAATTACGATCAGACGCGCACGGTCTGCGTTGGCAAGTTCTGAAGTGAGTTTCATGGCAAGGCTCCTGATAAGACTATTGTGTGTTATGAAGTACTACGAGGAAAGACTACTGCGGAAAGACTACTGCGGAACATTAATGCATACTCGGTAGTTTTCGTAAACAGAACACATACAACATGCCGATCTAGGCTAAAATTGTGTTCGTTCGCTACTTACTACCGGGTAGACACTACCTTAGCTGGGAGTCTAGGGATCCAGACCTATTACCTTTACTAGATTCAATCTGCGATGCCTTGCGCCATACTAAGTTACTACCTGCCCGGCCGGGGTTAGGGAACGATGTTTGCTGCTTTCAGCACTCTATCGTCATATATCGGCTGCATGAAATGGGCGACATAATCATCCCAGTCAACGTTATTATTTTCAACAAGAAGAATCTGAGCAACAAACAACAGTTGCTTATCTTCACTGTTAAACCTTCGAAGGATTGGTGTGATCTCAGCATGACCAGTTATATATACGCTGTATTGGCGCAATACACGTGCCTCTTCGGCTGGAATAGAATCTTCCGAACACTCAAGAATAAGGGCGCTGTTTGCAATATTGATTGTACCATGCACGTTATTTCTCCTGATAGGATTGTTAGGAAAGCTGGCAGCAATTGCGTTGGCAATCACCAACAAGCGCCTATCAATATTCCGACTGGCGCTTGCTGTTGATAGTGCTAACTTGCTCTTACAGCTCAGTGATCTCATCCACCTTCAGGAAGCTAGTGACACGAGTCTTGAGATACTCGTATACTGTCTGAAAGTCATCCCCGTTTTCGGAATTAACAAGCCAGATATCCAGCAGACCATCCAACTGCGTAAGCAAGTCTTGTCGGGCGCGAATGCTGTTAACGCGGCCCACCAAGATAGCAACCAACTGATCCACAGTATCGCTACTGCGACGCTTGCCGCTGGCAGTGAGTGGCGCATTGTCTGCAAGCATGATAACCTTGAAGTCTGCGCCGAAGGCTTCCAGCATTTCCTTCGTGATGCCTGAGCCACGCTCGCTCTTCGGCATGTTGGCAATAGCCTCGATGGTCAGCTTCGACACATCGATCATACTGGCTTCCAGCACGAAACTCATTGCTGTGAAGTTGTCATCAGGAATCAAGCTGCCCACCTGATTCTTGAGAACATTGAAGATCTGATCACGAACAGAATCCATCACGAAACTACTGATCTTCGGATCTTGCATGCCAGCAAGGATGCCTGCCAACGTTGGTACTGGAATATCCAGCTTGAACGCACCGCGCTTCCAATCCTTGGTGATGACCCCTTCAGGCGACTTGATTTCCCGAATCTTGCGGAAGTTGACAGTAGCGCTTTCGGTGTTGGCAAGCGGGTCCGTGCTAACGCTGACGTTGGGAACATCAGTTGTTGCGCTGATCATTGCGCCGGCGCCTTCAACTGCGTACATCGGGAACATGCCAGCAAACATTGCATTCAACAAAGTATTGCGTTTCATTTTGATAACTCCAGTTAGGATATTACTAGGGTTTGGATGCATTGGTTTCCGCATCGTAAAACAAGTATACAATAGCCGCCGGCCTTTGTCAAGAGGGTGGTCGACAGCTTCGCAGCACTTTCAAAACTTTAGCCACTGCCGTAGCATGTTGTCTTGTGACTATCTTCCACAGTCCGTAGGCACTTTTAGGCGTAGCCGCTTTTACTACCGTGCCATTACTTCCAATACAGTGCCATTGTCCTTTGTGCAAGAACAAGTTAGGCTTCCCTTTAATCATTGCCGGGCTCTTGATAGTCACAAGTGTTTATCATGAATATCAACGCATCATCATAGTACTGTCGAAAGCCTGTTGAAAACCTTATAGCTCCCGTTGATGCTGGCACTGTCATCGGTCGATCAAACTTGATGATGTACATACCCTCATCGTCAAGAACAAGATCGAATACAATTGTGGCAGACCCCTTGCTACCAGTACAACTAGCAAGGATGTCCCGATTCATGCTATCCTTTCCTAACGAAACATCTGACTTAAACTCTTTAAGTATGTTCATTCTGTGTCATCCTCATAAGTCATGCGATTGAACGCATCGATAATGATGCGCTCTTTATCTGTTGCGAACTTAGTGGTATTAATCCTAGACAAGCGATCAGGGGAAAGTTCCATAACATCGTTCATAACCTCTTTCCACTTCAAGCCATGTCCACGATCACCGAACAAATCAAAAGCAACTTGATGTGCAACTTCGTGCGGGATAGTAATGTCCAAGATCTCCCGCATTATTGCCGGCGTATCAGAGCTTAGATACACCGGGTTAATCGCCACTCTGCGCCGATTAAAATAACACATGCCAAGCACTCTTTGGGAGCGTAAGGCATAGTCCAGAGCTGGCTTGATACCTAGCTTAGGATCGTAACGATAGAACTGTCTTGCACATTCCCACGCACGATCAAGAGAAGCTTGCGCCGCTTGCTGAAGGTGTGCTGGCACTGTGAGTGCTAGCTTAATCCGCAGCGACGCAGCTACTTTTTTGGCAAATTTTCCTCGGCTTCGGTATCATTTCTTTCATAGTACTCTTTAAGATCATCTTGAATATCCTCTTCAGTATCAGGACCATCAACAAGATCAGTATCTTGATCAGACATTTTCAAGATTACCTCTTCAGTAGTATCTGACATGCCAAGCAATCTTTGCTTAGTTTCCTTTGCCTTGTCAGTTGCCATCCTACCTTTGAAGTACTCTGCCTTCTCGGCTAAAGTATTGCCTTTGATGCGTTGGCTTTCTACGCCAATCACAAAGCTTTCCGGTTCGCAAATTATGTGTAACTCTTTTTGCGCGCGTGTAATAGCAGTATATACCATCTCACGCTGAAGCTTTGTGTTATGACTGTTATGAAAGATAACGTATACTTTACGCCATTGACTGCCTTGACTCTTATGCACCGTAAGCGCATAACCCATCAATAGGTTATTTACTTCCCCGGCAGTGCTAATCGTGAATGTTTCCTCTTCACCGTATTTCCGAACAGTTATAGCATGACTGCATTGGTTCTTTATTTCTTCCGCATCCTTGCCGATAGCAGTACTAGCAAGCAAGGCATCAATATCCATAAATCCTTCTGCGTCGGTATCTGTCTGATCTATCATCCTACGGTAACCGCCCCAACGATCCATATGCACACTTTCGCGTCTTGTATGCCTGCCAACATAACGTTCGTTTCGTTTGATGCTAACTATCTCCGCTTCCTCTCGCTCAAAGAATACCTTGTCCCCGACTGCAAAGCAGTGTTTAAACTTGCCGCTGATTACTTCAAACACTACGCGGTTATGCTGAATCGAAAGAAAATCCGCGATATAGTTATTGATATCGATACTACCAACGCCCACATTGAACGGCACAAGAATCATATCCGTCTCAGGAATATATTTCCCCGCTTCTATCTCAGACTTAAAGAACTGAGACAGCTTGATCAGGGTAGTTAGCTTGCCGTTTTCTCCGGTAAGCCTCTCGCTTAAGAATTGAAAGGTAACCTTGCTACCATCTTCCTCTCCATTCCATATATCAGCACACTCTTTTCTAGCAAGCGCTCGAATCTTATCTAGATTCTTAGCGAACTTCGTACCGCGATACTGCAGCATACTGCGCAATGCTGGTATCGTGTTTCCGGTACGGATATGGTTTGCCAGATTAACAATGCGCCCCGCATGTCGATAGACTTCTGTCAGCTCTATCACGGGCAATTCTAGCAACTTGTATCCAAGTATCGCAGGCTCAAATATCGGTGGAAGTTGCGCTAAGTCACCTATGAAGATAAACTGCGCATCTGTATTGCTGATAGCATCCAGTAGCAACTGATACATTCCGGTGCCGACCATGCTACTTTCATCGATTATAAATACCTTGAGTTCGCTGCAAAGAGGCTTAATCCTATTTCGGCTAGGCTCGAAATTCATAATTGTCTTAGGTCTGCCAGTCTCTTCGTTGATAGTCTCATAAAAGACTGGCTGGAATTCTAACAATTTATGTATCGTATGAATGTTATGCTTGATATCTGGTGGGACATTACCCTTCAGATTACGCGTGGCAATCCGTGTAAAGCTTCCGCCCCATATTCCGGGCGTACCGCCATGCATATACTTATGTTCGAAGCCTTTTGGTATGATTGGAATTCGTCCAAGATGCATCATAGCCCGAACGATAGCATACGTGGTAGTAGTCTTGCCAGTGCCCGCTGGTCCCATGAGACAGCCACTAACCCCTTCAATGCCGAACATTTGAACAGCTTTACGTTGCTGTTCGTTTAGGACGATACCGTTGATGGTGAAGAAATCGAACGGAACACCTTCCTTAATAAGCGGTGTCCCAACTACAGGTTCCGGCGCAGGCAATGCTTCCACCGCATCTTGCACTGCTAATGCCATGATGCTAGGCATTATTGGCGCAGACTCTGGCTTGCTTGCCTGCGCCCGCTCCAGAATACGCTTACGCGCAGCCTCGATTAGTAACTCCATTTTAGGACTAATGCTTGATGCCATCTTATGCTCCGATATCAAACGATGTTTCCGGTTTCGGTGGTATCTTGAGATGATTAGCCTCAAGCTGAGCCTGCATTGCCGCACGCATCGCGATACGCCACTTAGCCATTGCGATGTAATAATCTAACTTGGTTACAAAAGCCGTAAACAGGGGCTTGGTGCTTAAACCGTTAGCGTTTGCAAATTGCTCTAATGCTAAATCATTTGTTTGCACAAGCGGCGCATCGACACTCTCATTAAGCATCTCAAATTGACTGCGTTCACTTTCAAAGTAATCGATAGCCCTATTTACCAGCTTCATCGCAAGCCCTGCGCTAGTAAAGTAATAACTGCTTGTTTCTAGCAGCATTCCCTCTGCATTGCTGGGCTCTAGCAAGTTGTCGTAAAGATGGTCTCGCAATTCTTTAACATCTGCAAGCCTGACTGGAGTATACTTCGGTTCATCCTTTGTGGCGCCCAGAATCGGAACACCGCCATAGCGTAGTTTTTCTGGCGGGATGCTAAGCAATCCATACCAATAGGGCGCAATGGATTTTGGTACGTTGGTACTCATCAGTACCCACTTTGCGACAAGCTTATTGTTACCTTGCCAGATATCCTTATCTTCCCCCACCCTGCGAGAGACTAGCAAAGCGATGGCCTGTTCGTAATTCTCAAGCTTATCTTCGATCATCTTGCTACGAAACTTCGCCCCAATGTCCCGGCGCGCAATGTCTAGTTCATCAAGATAGAATCCAAGATTGCCGAGATTCAGGTTCTGATTATGCTTGCTGATCTTATATAGCGGTAACCGCTCTTTTAAATATTCCGCCTGAATGTTACTTGCCCACATAAACAACTTAATTGCCGGCCAAAAGTATGCATCCAAAACCTCTGGGCGTGGCCTAGCATATGCGCCCGGATCAATTGACAGCAATCCACTATGTTTGAACCATGCTAGGAATACAAGCTTTTTGGTAGTGAAGTGCTGGAATGCAGGATGCTTATACTCTTTACCCTTCATTGCTTCAAGGGTTAGAAGCACAAGCGCATCATTGGATAGCATTTCTTCCGCATATCCTTCCAAGCTGGAAGCATGCTCATTAAGCTGAGCAAGCACAGTACTGGCATGATTCTGCTTAATGTCTTTGATGCTTTCCGCTCCAGAGGGCTCGAACGGATTTTCTTGTGACTCTTTTGCCACTTCATCACGAAGCTTGCGAAGCACTCTTTCCTCTTCAGTGCGTACATAATCCAGTGCTTTTACCAGATCACTGAACGGCAGGTTAAAGATAGGATGTGGCATTTCCAGCTTGAACGGTAGCATGTCATTGCTAGTCCAAGGTGTTCCACTTATTGAACAAAGTATTTTCATGTCTTTTTCCCTTCAGCTTGTGCTATGTCCAACAAATGCAATAGCACATATATACGGATTGACATGGGCGTATTAGCTCTGCGAAATACCTCTACAGCAGCATCTGCCGTAGAAGTATTTGAGTGCTTTTGATGAAGGCTAATTGTTGTGATTAGCCCATCACGGATACTGCTATCAACAGTGTTCATTTTGTTCAATAGCGGAAAGCTGCTTGCGCGTTATGTTCGCGTGAGAATTCGGGCTCCATTATTTCCATATCAATATCAACGATAACCTTGATGAAGGTATCTTCTGATATGTCTTGCCACAACCAATGCTCGAACGCAGTATCCAATTCGATAACATAATCTAATACTTTGTGTTTATAAATACCGCTTTTACT